GGCGCGACAAGCCAAAAAAACGGCAGATGAGTTGTGGTATTTTTACCAATTTAAGCGCGGGGCGGGAGATGCCGTGATTGGCGCTTGGCAGACGGCTTGTGCCAACGAGAGGCGTGGAGTGTGAGTAAAGCCCTAGACCACATGGGCAGAGTAAAAGAGTTGCCGTGCGGACTATGCGGCGCACCAGGCCCGAGCAGCGCCCACCACATCCTAGAGGGCAGGATACCGGGCAGAAAGTCGCCGGACTGGCTGACTATCCCCCTGTGCGCCGATTGCCATCAGGGCAGCGTAAACGGCATCCACGGGCAGCGCAGGATGTGGCAGGTAATGAAGGGTAACGAGGCGCAGATATTGAACGACACACTAGAGGCGCTATACGGTTAGCGCCTGATATGTCTACAAAACAGGGAAATTGCAACACGTTTGCCGGACGTGTCGCAATTTTGGGTTTTTGTATATACGTTATCCCGTTGCTTTAGCGATGGCGCGGCGGGCTTTTTCAAACTTCCCCATGTATCCAAAGCCGTGATTTTGTAAGACTGGTTCTGCAAACTCGATCAGTTCTTGCAGCGCAGCCAGCAGGTCAGGCGCAGCAGCAATTAGGGGGGCGTTTTGATAGCCCGCGTCTGAGCATATCAAATATCCGCCGTTTTCCGTGCGGATAGATACTAGGGAAGAACTGGCCTCTAGTTCGCTGATGTTTGCAGCCCAAGGGCCGGGAGTGTGTGCTGTTTTCATAATCTTCTCTCCATTAATCTAGGTCAGGATCAAACTCTGTGTGCTTGTCGAGTCCGGTTTTAATCAGGAATAAATGCCATATCGCCGGGTGCATTCTCCGTACTCTGTCTGTCTCGCTTTCCCATTGCAGCCAAACAGGCCCAACGGTATAGACCACAGCAGCGGCTTGTGCTTGGGTCATACCGGCAAGCTGGCGGGCGCGGCGGATAGTGGCGGGAAGGGGATTGGCGCGGCGTTTTCCCCGGTTGCCGTGATTGGTCATGATGTGGCCCCTATGCGTTGATAACGAGAAGTGCCGAATTTACCATTGTCCCGGACTCGGCAAATGTTCCGGGCGGCAGGTCGTGCCATTGGTCGGCTAACGGCATGAGTTTTTCACGCTGGCGCGGGCCATTGGCACAGATTGCGACCAGCCGACCACCAGGGCGCAGGAATTTAACAGCGTGCTCAATGTGGCGAATATCGGAACCGTTTTCAAAAGGCGGGTTCATAATGACGCGCTCATATTGGCCCATAAAATCATCAACCGAAAGAAAGTCTTTACAGCGTACTTGCAGCTTGTGGCTCGGGAACTTATACGACAAGCGGGCGCTCAAATCTTGGTTAATTTCATACGCCAGAACTTCGGTATCTACCGCATCAAGCACGGCAGAAACGAGGTTCCCGGTTCCCGCGCTTGGCTCAAGCACACATTGACCGGCGCTAATCTCGGCCAATTCAACCATGCGGGCGGCAAGTGTGGCGGGAGTTGGAAACAGTTGGTTAGCAGTAACAACCTGCACGCCAGCCCGCAATGATTCTTTCATGCCGTCAAAAATGGTAGGCGCGGGCGCTTTGTAAGCCGGGCGAATGTCTGAAATATCGCGCTCCGGCGCGGGCATTACTGGCGGGGCCGACATGCTATCTTCAATCTTCGGCGGGTCGGTGCGCTTTTGGTCGGTCAGGTAAACGCCAATAACGCTGCCGCCTGTCATATGGGCGCGGACACGATGCCGCCCAACATTGGACGGAGCGCCAGAGATAACGCGGCCAAATCTGTTTTGCGCACCTTGGCCCGCCTCAAAGCCGCCCTTATAATCCTTGTAAATGTCGTTATATTCGGCCTTGGTCATATGCTTGAATCCGTCGCCGGGATAGTTACACATCGGCGGCAGTTTGCTTACTTCTTTCGCCAATTCTGCAACATCGGCGGCGGGCGCTTCATAATCCTTTATGTCCTCAACTTGGCGAACGCTGACATAACGCGCATTTGTGGAAACGCTGCAAACCTTGCCCGCTTTGCGGTTAACGCGCAGGATCGTTACCCATTCGCCGCGCACCAGAACGCGCCCGCCGATTTTAACGTGCGCCCATTTGTCGGCAGGTTCGCCGCCTGATTCGCCAAGCATTGCCCGCTCATATGCCAGCCGATTGCTATAATGTGCAATCCAGCGGGCGCGGTGAGCGGTTCCACGGTTATGAACGCGCAACGCAATTTCTGCCGCCTTAGCTGCACCAATGATTCCACCATCTAGCGCGCTCCAAAGCGATTGCATGCCCTCGTATGTGCTAACACCTTCGGCGCGTGGATAGTGGCTAACGGGGAACTCTGCGCTAACGTGGTCGTAATTTGCCACGGCCAGCGCCATTTTGTGCGCTTGGTCGTTATCGCCCGCGTTAATCGCGTCTTGCACCTTGCGCCATGCGACAGAAAATTTATCTGCTTCTGCTGATGCTTTTTCGCGCTTGCGCTTGTCGGCCTCAATGCCCTTAATGCGGCGGGCGCGAACGGCGGGCAATTCCTTGTATTTGGCATTAGCTAGTGCGCCCTCCGCCCGATATTGCCAGTATTGCGACGTTTCCCACATCTTGACGGCCTTACGCATACCGTTTTCGATGCGCTCGGCATCCTTGCGGGCGTGGCGCTCGGAGTGATGGCCGACTAATATCGGCTGGCCGAATGGGATATTGTCGGCAATGGCGGAAACGCTAGAGCGTGCGCTTTCCGCATCCTGGGCGCGTGATTCGCTGTAATCCTCGAAACGCTCGGCGCGTTCTTCTGCCCGCTCAACCAGTGATTTATCTTCATCGCCAATTTCGCCGCACATTTCAACGGCCAAATCTTCACGCGCTGGCGTCCACATTGGAGCAACGAAAATTTCCTGTTTTGGTGCCCAAATAAATCCGGCAGCGCGTACTCGGTCGTAATCTTCGCGGGCAAGTCGGCAAGCGGGATAGATGCGCAGTTTGTTATCTTCGGGTGAATAGGTTGCGGTATGGTTTTGCATGATTATTCCTTTAGCGATGACAGAGAATGGACAGGGCAATTTCCAGCGGAACCCCTTGTTTGCGTAGATTCTTGGCAGCTTGCAATGTGCCTTTGCTGCGCTTTTGGTCAAGGGCTTTGCGGACACCGAAAGAACCAAGGGCGATGACTGCGGATATGGCTTTTAGGTAACTCATGCGTAAGCCCTCCCGTATTTTTCCGCCATGTAGCGACGCGAAGCACGGAACGGGTCAGGCAATGTTTCCTGCAACTCATGCCATTCATCCGAACCAACAACAAGGGCCGAACGGTCACAAATTACTTTGTTGTTTTCAGCATAAAACGCGGTAACTTTAGCGCCCATGCTTGGCAGTTTTTTGGGCTTTGCCCATGCTGGCAACAAACGCGCCAAGGTTTTGCCGTCAATGTGGTGATCCCGCAAAAACTCACGGCGAACAACAACGCGGAAGTAACGCGGCATGTATTCCTCATGCGGTAGAGGTTCAATGCGCGAACCGGCGTGCAGCGTGACCTTAAATTTAGCTGCGGCCAATGGCAAACAGGGCCATATGGTTTGCAAGCGGTAGATTTTCATTTTTATCTCCAGTTGTAGCCCCTGAAACCCGAGGCGCGGTAGCGCGATATGCGCTTAGATAGATTGATGCCGGTTCGCTTGCACATATGAAACTATGGCAAAAAAAGATTCAAATTCACTCATATCTTTTTGGCTGCTGCGCGTCTCTTTTTCGCCGTCGTGATATGTAAGTGTTATGTCGCCGCTCTTGTCTTGTTGGGCGCACATTGCGCCGGATAAAACGCCCTCGTAATTGCTTGGCACAAGCCAATTTGTAAGCTGGCCTTCTAGCTGTGAATAGTGAGATGCTTTTTTCATTGTGTGGCCTCTATATGTTCGTTGATGGTTGTGTGTGTGGCGCGATATGCGCTTAGTTAGATTGTGAAAGTAACGAGTTTGTAACCTTTGCGCGGCTCAATCTTAGAAGTCATGGGTTGACCTGATTTCCACATCCGGTTGAAGTCAACTTGTTCGCCAAACGAACCACGGCCAAACTTCATGGTTATGCTCAGGTCGCGGCCTTGTGAGGAATTGCAATACTCAAACTGTTCTCGCGGTGACTTGGTAAGGAAAGAATCTATTGATCCGCCATTGCCGTTATAAAAGACCTCAGACAGGTTTTTAAGTATCGCGGTGACTTGCATTTTCGGGCCTCTATGTGTGCGTTGACGATATGAGAATAATATGCTCACCGGACACAGTACACAATACCCGGTGTGGTATGATTGCTTTATCTAATTGATGAGGTAATCAAATGGTGGATATTGACTATGTGCGTAAGGTTCTAAGTTACGACAAAGATACTGGCGTGCTGACGTGGAAAGAGCGCGTGGCAATCAGGGTAATGATTGGAAAGCCAGCCGGAAGCCTGAATAACTACGGCTATATCAAGGTAACGCTAAAGGGAAAGCAATACATGGCGCATCGCCTAGCGTGGCTACTACACACGGGACAATGGCCGCGCCAAGTTATTGATCACATCAACGGCAACCCATCGGACAACAGAATAATTAACCTAAGAGACATTAGTCACGCCGACAACCTTATGAACACAACAAAACCAACAAAGAACAAAAGCGGTTATCGCGGAGTGTCTTGGCAAGGTTGGAACAACAACGCATGGAAAGCCCGCATTGGTTCTAATGGCAAGAAAGTCTTTCTTGGCTACTTCAAGACGCCGGAATTGGCGCACGCAGCATACCTAGCAGCAAAGTATGAGCGCTTAAGACAAATAGTTGCATAATCGAACAAAGGCGAGTACAGTAAATACGTCGCACCTTGGGGCTATAACCCGGCCCGGTTACTCGCTTACGGCATGGGGAACCATGAAGGCAGACTAGCAATGCCGGGACATTCAACCCGGCGCACCGCACGGCTATAGAAAGCCTAGCCAATGCAAAGCAGCGCAACAGGTCAATATCAGCGCGGTGTAGTCAGTCCAAACAAGTAGCCGTTTTTTGTGGGGTGCAGAACTTCGTCTATCACTTATGCAGTTGATCAGGCATCCCAAACATTCGCGTAGACTTCATACAAATAGTATTGACAGTCCGTACAAATAAGCGAATAATCCCGAACCATAAACACTTACGCTCCCGCTTAAGTAATCAACTGGTTACATAATGTCCACATGAGTAGCAATCCACCAGGCTTTCAACCAGGTAACGAATACGGCAAGAAAGCCCGTTTGGTATCGGATGCGATCAGGCGTTCAATTAAGCAGGATGACGCAGTTAGGCTACGGAATGGCGTAGAGCGGCTAATGGATGCATTCGGTGCTGGCGAGCCTTGGGCGCTCAGCATGGTGATGGATAGGCTCGAAGGTAAGCCTGCTCAGGCAGTCACAGTATCAGGTGACGAGGACAGACCGCTGATCAACTTGGTCAAGATGGTAGTAGTAAGGGCTGATGCTGAGGCTAACGTCATTGAACATACGCATGATGTGAGCAACGCACACAAGCTAGAGCATAGCGAGCCTATCACTATCGAGCCTGAGCTGCAGACAGAAAAATTATCCAGCGCGGCAGCAGATGAGACGGGCACCCACCCCCACCCCCCTGTCGGTCATTTCAGCATAGGCCGGGTGGGGTGAAGTAGGTACCCCTACCTCTGTAAATTTTCACCCAAATGACACTTACGGAATTGATATAACGTGACAGGTAACCGAATGGTTTCACATGGAACTAGCGATACCTGTCGCTGAGGTGTTTGTTCCGCTGTTGGAACCTATGCGCTACAAGGGTGCGTGGGGTGGTCGTGCTAGTGCGAAGTCGTTTTTCTTTGCTGACCAAGTGATTCGGGTGTCGATGCAGGAGAAGTGCGACGTTATCTGCTTGCGTGAGACGCAATTATCTCTGGCGCAGTCGGTGAAAAAGCTGATTGAGGCTGAGATTGAGAAGTTTGGGTTGGGCAAGTATTTCACTGTGTTGCAGACGCATATAGAGACGGTGCACGGTGGCCGGATTGGGTTCCAGGGTATGCAGAACCACACGGCTGACTCGATCAAGTCCCTGCAAGGCTACAAGTACGCGTGGGTAGAGGAAGCGCAGAACTTCTCTCAGCGCAGTCTTGACCTTCTCCGCCCGACCATTCGTGAGAATGACTCCGAGATATGGTTTTCGTGGAATCCGAACCAGCCTACAGACCCGGTAGATGCTTTTCTGCGTGGGGAACCCCCTAAAGACTCGATTGTTGTCAGAGCTAACTACACGGATAACCCTTGGTTGCCGAAGGTGATGAAGGATGAGATCGCCTACGACATGAGACGAGACCCGGACAAGTACGCCCATGTGTGGTTAGGCCAGTACCAGCAGAACTCCGAGGCTAGGGTGTTCAAGAACTGGAAAGTCGAGGAATTTGAGCGACCGGAAGGGACGATTCACCGATTAGGGGCTGATTGGGGCTTTTCTATCGACCCAAGCTGTCTGGTCAGGTGTTCGATTGACGGAAACCGGCTTTATGTGGACTACGAGGCATACATGGTCGGCTGCGAGATTGTGAACCTGCCTGACCTGTTTGACCGGGTTCCTGAGTCGCGGAAGTGGTTTATTACAGCCGATTCGGCCCGTCCTGAGACTATATCTTATATGCGGACGCACGGATACCCGAGGATCAACGCGGCCATAAAAGGCAAAAAAAGTGTTGAAGAAGGTGTACAATTTCTGCAAACATACGATATAATCGTTCATCCTCGCTGTACTCACCTGATTGACGAGTTGACGTTGTACTCGTACAAGACGGATAAATTGACGGGGATGGTGGTTCCGATATTGGAGGATAAGCGGAATCACTTGATTGATTCATTGCGGTACGCGTGTGAAGGTGCGCGGAGAGCCATTAAGAAAAAGCCTGAAGAAAAGGCTGAGCGGCGGGTTAGTCAGCTAGGCCCGCAGGCATGGATGGCGTCGTAATGGCAAGAAAATCGATTGTCGAGAAGGAAAAATCACCCAAGGACGCCTTGTTTGAGCAGGCTTTGGCTGATTTCCGCATGGCCGAAGAAGCGTGGGCCGACAATCGGACAAAAGCCCTAGACGACATCAAGTTCCGCGCTGGTGACCACTGGCCGGAGGCAATCAAGACCGCTAGAAGCAAAATCGGGCAAGAGCGCCCGATGCTGGTTGTGGATAAGTTAAACCAGTACGTCCGTCAGGTGGTGAACGATGCCCGCCAGAACCGGCCGGCTGTAAAGATTCGCCCGATTGATGACGAAGGCGATATAGAGATCGCCCAAGCCTTTCAGGGCGTCATTCGTCACATTTTCGAGCGATCCAACGGCGATATTGCGGTGGATAACGCAACCGAGTGCGCGGTGGTCGGTGGATACGGTTATTACCGTGTGACGACCGAATATGCCCACGAAAATACGTTTAACCAAGAAATTTGCGTAGAAAAGATCGGCAATCCCCTTGCCGTGATGCTCGGACTGCCCGGAGAAGATCCCCTAAAGGCTAGTTTTGCGTTCATTGTCGATGAAATGCCCAAAAAGCAGTTCAAAGCCAAGTATCCGAACGCGAAATACACCGATTTTGACACCGACGCGACTAAATACTCGGACGGCTGGACGAATGGCGAGAATTTGCGCTATTGCGAGTATTTCTACTGCGAAGAAGTGCCGACTACCATGCATTTGCTGGATGACGGCACCACCATTGATGATGAGGGTTATCAGGAAGCTGTAGCACAAGGGCTTCCCGTCCCCGCGATTGTCGATACCCGCGAAATACCGCAGAAGCGGATCAAATGGTGCAGACTTTCCGGTGCGGAAATTCTGGAAGAAAACGATTGGCTCGGTAAGTACATCCCTATTGTTCGTGTTGTTGGCAATGAGTACAACATAGAAGGGAAGGTGATCTATTCTGGTCTGATTCGGGCTGCGAAAGACCCGCAGCGGTTGTACAACTACTCCCGATCTGCCTTTGCCGAGCGCGTAGCCCTAACGCCAAAAGCCCCTTGGCTACTCTCGGAAGGGCAGGTTGAGGGTAGGGAAGAAGAATGGCAGAAGTCGAACGTAGAACCCGCCGTTTTGGTTTACAAGGCCGAGGATTTGAACGGCCACCCAACCCCGCCCCCCCAACGGGTCAGTTCGATGGACATCCCCGAGGGTTTTGCTCGGGACATGACTCTCTCCGAGCATGACATTCAGGCGGCGATGGGTATGTATTCTGCCTCTATCGGGCAAGCCGGTAATGAGCGCAGCGGCAAGGCCATCATGGCCCGCCAGCGGGAAGGAGATACCGCCACATTCCACTATCAGGACAACGCCGCTCGTGGAATCCGTGATCTTGGTTTCATCCTGGTTGACCTGATACCGAAAGTCTATGACTCTCCCCGCGTCATACGGATTTTGGGTGAGGACGGCGAAGCCAGTCAGGCCAAGATCGACCCGAACCAGCCTAAAGCCGTGGTGCGAATGGGCAGCATGGCTATCTACAACCTGAACGTTGGTACTTATGACGTTTCCGTAGATGCTGGCCCGTCATTCAACACCAAACGGGTTGAACAATCCGAAGCCATGATGGAAATGACGCGGAACTCACCGGAGATCATGCAGATTGCCGGTGACTTGATGGTCAAGGCCCAAGACTGGCCGGGCGCACAAGAGTTGGCCGAGCGGTTCCGCCTCATGCTACCGCCGCCGATCCAACAAGCCCTGCAAGCCAAAGAAAAGTCCGCTATGTCGCCAGAGGCCCAAGCGGTTGTAGCGCAAGCAGAAATGGCGATACAGCAGCGCGACCAGCAGATTCAGGAAATGGGTCAGGCGATTCAAGAGGCCCAACAGTCTGTGATGAAGCTGGAATTGCAAGTCAAGAGCAACGCCGAGAAGGTGCAGGTGGAAATTCTTCGCGCCGAGGTCGAAAAGTTCAAGGCGGAAACCGACCGGATGCTGGCAGAAGCCGAACTATCCAAGACGCCAGAAGATACCTCGCAGTTCGACGCGGTGAAGCTGCAATACGAGGACAACTGGAAGAAGTTGGACGCGGAAGTGAAGTTGGCTATTGCCGAACTGCAAAGCCAAACCACGATGAAAACCGCCGTTATGTCTGCCAACTCTGCCGGTGACGGTTCAACAGAGGTAGATGAAAGCGGTGAGCGCAAACCATCGTCTGCCGTGGCAGGACTTATTGAGTCGGTACAAGAGCGCATGGAAATGCTGGTTCAGGGTCAAGCAGAACTGGCAGACCGCATTACCAAAGTCGCAACCGCGAAGCGCGTGATTAAGCGTGACGCACAAGGCAACCCTTACTCGGTGACAGTCCAATGAAAAAACTACTCGCAATCCTGGCGTTCGTTCCCTCTGCCTACGCAGCCCCGTTCCTGATTGCGGACGTAGTACCCGCGACTGCTGAATGTGGTGTTGTGGTCGGGGCGTTGCCGAAAGTGTTCATCCCCGCGCAGACGGTTCCCGTTACCGCGACGGAACCTACAGGGCGCATCTGCAAGCACGACCTAGGCGCATTGGGGCTGGCAGCGGGAACCTACTCGCTCACGATGACCGCGAAGGCTATCGGTGATCCGGTGTGGGGGACGGTGGAGTCCGCTGCGTCTGCTGCTATCTCCACAACGAAACCTGCGGCTGTGGCGGTGCCGCAAAACCCAAAGTTGTCGGTGAACTAACTCCCGTGGCAATTAGCGCATCAGCGATAACGATTGGAACCGATACCAACACATCGGGAACAACCGCTACTGTAACCAAAACACTCACCGCAGGATCATCGGCGGAGGTGGTTGTAATCAGTTCGTCCGGCGCAACGCATAACGTACCCACGTCCTCGCCTAGCGAAACATGGGTGCTGGTGGCAACGTTAAACGATGGCGCGACGGACGCAATGAGAATGTCTGTCTACAAGGCTGACAACGTAACAGGTGGATCAACCGCGATCACCGAAACGTATAGCGGCTCAATCGGCAATCGCTTCATGGCAGTGAAGGAGATTCTAGGCACATCTGGTTATGACTCCGCCGCTTCTGCGTTCAATGCTCAAATGCAGAACGCGCCTGGCACCGGGACGGACGTTGTTACGAGTGGCGCAACACCGACGCTGACCTCACAACCCGCTTTGTTCTCTGGCTGGACGTTTGAGAAGTCGTTCAACAGCGCAGCGCCGACTGCGGGCACTGGCTACACCGATGACGGTTCGGGTGGTACTGGTATGGGCGGTTTTGCCAGCGTTCGCTCAGAAAGCAAGATAGTCACATCAACAACCGGGCAGGCGGCGACGTTCACCAACGCCAGCAACCGCCGTTATTTCACGTTTGTCATTGCATATCTGGAATCTGGTGGCGGTGGTGGTGGTTCTCGTCCGGTCAAGATGGCTGGTGTTTGGGGCGGTTATGCCGGTGTTGGCGGCGGATTTGCGGGGGACTGATGTATAGAGGCGACATTCGGCTTGGTGACACGATTGATATCAAGTTCACCACGCGGCAAATATCTGGCGCACCGTCAACTCTCGGCGGCACCCCTGCTATCTCTGCTTATGTTGGCAACGGCACAACGCAGATTACGGCTGGTATCACACTAACCGCAGACTTCGACGGCGTAACGGGACTGAACAATGTCCGAGTTGTGGCTACTAGCGGCAACGGGTTTGCGACCGCGACCAACGTTGACCTTGTGATTACGACCGGCACGGTTAACAGCGTGTCCGTGGTTGGCGAGGTTATCGGTTCGTTCTCGATTGAGGCAAGATCGGCGCTAATGCCGACTACTGCTGCGCGCACCTTGGACGTATCTGCTGGCGGTGAAGCGGGCGTGGATTGGGCAAACGTGGGAAGCCCGACTACCGCTGTAAACCTGTCCGCAACAAACATCGACGTTGACCAAGTAGTTGCCAGCGTATCTGGTGCTGTGGGTTCTGTGACCGGCGCAGTTGGTAGCGTGACTGGTGCAGTAGGCAGCGTAACGGGCGCTGTGGGTTCCGTAACGGGCAACGTGGGCGGTAACGTCACCGGCTCGGTTGGTTCTGTCACCGGACTGACCAACGCAACCATCGCAGACGCGGTGTGGGACGAAGATGCAACCGCACATCAGACACAGGGAACGTTCGGGCAAGCCATTGGCGACCCCGGCGCAGATACTGACACCATCTTTGGATTGGTCAACACCAACCTAGATGCAGCGGTATCAACCCGCCTCTCGTCAGCAGGCTACACCGCACCGGACAACGCAAGTATTGCCGCGATCTTGACTGACACGGCGGAAATCGGCGCTGCTGGTGCGGGGCTGACCAACATCAATCTCCCCAATCAGACGATGGATATTGTCGGCAACATCACCGGCAATTTGTCTGGAAGCGTAGGTAGCGTCACTGGTGCTGTCGGCTCCGTAACGGGCGCAGTTGGTTCCGTAACCGGGCTGACTAACGCCACCATTGCCGATCAGGTATGGGACGAAGCCCTTGCCGGACACCTTGCCGCAGGCTCTACCGGGGAAGCATTGAACGCTGCCGGTGCCGCTGGTGATCCGTGGACTACCGGACTCCCAGGCGCTTACGGCGCCGGTTCTGCTGGTTTCATTATTGGCACCAATATCAACGCGCCTATCGCCACGATTGACACAGTAGTAGACGCGATCAAGGCCAAGACCGACTCGTTGACATTCACGGTAGCGAACAAGGTGGATAGCAATGTGAAGTCGGTAAACGATGTAACGGTGAATGGAACAGGAGCCGCAGGCAATGAGTGGGGGCCGTAATTGGCCGACTACAACACTTGGGGAACGAGTTTTGGTTCCAGTTGGGGTACGAGTTGGGGCGGCGGCACTCCCGCAGTCGAAACCTACTCAGGTGGGTGGTTTGATACCCCCGCCCGCAAGCGCAAGACCAAGGCCGAACTACGCCTAGAGCGCGAGGAATGGGGCGTACTGCCGAAGAAGGCCAAAGCCCTTATCCGGCGCGTTGCGGCGCAGCAAGTAGAGCGGATTGAGCCATTAGACAACACAGAAGCACTCGTAGCCGCCTTTAATCGGGCTGAAATGGCGTATCGAGAGGAATTTAGGGTTCTATATTTGCGCGAAATAGAACGGCAATTGGCAAAAATGCGCGAGGAAGAAGAAATTTTACTGCTTTTGCACTAACCGAAAGGAAACATCATGCTTTATTCGTTATTTGTCCCCAAGCAGGCCGTTGGTGCAAATCTGGTCTATTTCGATGTATTTTTGCCTTCGGCTTCGCCGCTTATCGTCAATCTTCTGTCTTGCCAGCCGGTCGTTTCCGGTGCGGTGGCGGTCGTTGGCACTCTCGGCGTTGACATGCTCCTTACCCGCACTAAGGCGGTGGGAACGGGCGGAACGGCCATGACCGCAGAGGGAACGGACATTACCGCGATGACCATTTCAGCCCGTAATGGTACGCAGCCATTTGCCCTTTCGCAACTGTCTGGACGCCTCACCCCTTCTGGCGGCGCAACGGCAGGAGCGATCTTGTCGTGGGACACGGTATTTACCGAAGAAACCAACGCCGGAACCTATACGCCCGCCGTTGACTTGGTGAGTTTGGGTAACTCAGGCCTCCCTGGTGTCCTCATCCCCAAAGGAACCGGCTTCCGAGTCATTCAGGGAGCCGTTGCCTCGGTCGGGAACATCGGCTTCAACGTGGTACTTGAAGTGAATTGATGAGTTTTAGCAGAAAATGCTTGCATTTGCTGTATTTTAGTATAAAGTGTCCGTACCACTTCGGCAAAGTGGGGCTTCCTTGTGGAGCAATGAATGTCAGATATTGAATCGACGGCACCCGTCGAAGTAGCAGCGCCAGTAGCGGCCATCGTAGCTACGCCAGAGTCCCCTCCAACGGCAGAGGTGACTGACGCCCCACCAGAGGGGGAATCGCCGGTAGAACCCGCTCCACGGACGTTCACTCAAGACGAGTTGAACAAGATAGTCCAGAAGGAGAAGTTCAAAGAATCCAGACGAGCAGAGAAGTTGGCGGAAGCCAGATTGCGTGCGGAGTATGCAGAGCGGGAACGCGATGCGCTTGCAGCAAAGCTGAATCCTCAACCGGCTCAACCGTCAGGAGAGCCAACACCAGCACAGTTTCAAGACTACGAAACCTACATCAAGGCTTTGACCGACTTTCGGGTTGGTGAGGCGCTGAAGGGGGTTCGTAAGGAAAGCGAGGCCCAACAGCAGGAGCGCGCATTTAAGGAGCGTGCCGCCGCTATCCGGCCAAAGGTTGAAGCAGCCAAGGCGAAATACGATGATTTTGATGAGGTCGCATACAGCTATGACGCGCCACCAGCAATGCAGGCCGCCATGCTCAAGTCAGCGCACACCGGGGAGTTGTACTACTACCTCGGCGCGAACCCTGACGAACGCGAACGCATCGCCGCGATGGATGACTTCGACCAAGCATACGCAATCCGAGACCTTGAAAGGACGCTGACGGCCCCTCCAAGCCCGACCAAAACGCCTGCGCCCATTGTCCCAAATAACGGCAAGTCCTCGGTGAGCAAGAAACCTACCGACATGAACTATGACGAATTTGCGGAATACCGGCGAAAGCGACTCGCCGCCAAGAGGCGGTAACTCCCTCTAAGGAATTGTCATGTCGAACATTTTTAAAGTAACCGATCTGGTAGCGAAAGAATCGCTCCGCATCGCGCACGAGAAGTTGCAGTTCATCCCTACCGTTGACCGTCAGTACGACGAAGATTTCAAATTCAACGGTCGCGGTTCCCCGCACGGCTCCACCCTGCGCGTCAAGAACCCGAACCAGTACACCCGCCGCGTCGGTAACGCAATGGCGGTGCAAGAGCAGAACGAAAGCACGCAAACCGTGACCGTGGCTACGCTGAACGGCGTGGACATGGGCTTCAACATGCAGGAGTTGATCCAGTCTGTTGACAATGACGGCGCGTTCGATGACCTGTCCAGCAAGTATATCCAACCGGCTATTTCCAGCCTCGTGTCGGCTATCGAGTCGGACTTCATTGCCTACTGCACTAAGGCAACGTGGAACGTCGCCGGTACTGCTGGTACGGCTCTGACCGATCTGGTTGTTCCCTCTGCTGCCCGCGCCAAGCTGAACCAAGGCGCTACCCCGAAAGACGGTAGCCGCTTCGTTCAGGCGGATTCGGTCACGATGGGTTCGCTGGTCAACGGCCTGAAAGGTCTGTTCCAGGATTCCGCTCAGATCAAAGAGCAGTATCGTGAAGGCATGATTGGCCGCACCGGTATGGCTGATTGGTACGAGAATGATCGTATGTGGTCGCTGCCTAACTCGGCTGACGTGGCTGGTGAAATCAACGGCGGAACCCTGACCAACGGTATCACCACCCTGACGGTTGACGGCCTGACTGCTGCCCCTGTCGCCGGTATGGTGTTCACCATTCAGGACACCTACGCCGTCCACCCGGAAACCAAGGCTGCCTACCCGCATCTGCAACAGTTTGTTTGCGACGGCAACTGCACCACGACCTCACTGTCGTTCCAACCCCCGGTGTATTGGGACACGACCGACGCACGCCAGAACGTATCCGGCCAACCGTCTGACAACGATGACATTACGTTCGTTGGCGCGGCTTCGACCAACTACGTTCAAAACCTGATGTACCACAAGGACGCCTATCAGTTCATCACCGCGCCCCTGCCGATTCTGGACGATGCACAGAAATGCGTGCGCGTTACCAAAGACGGCTTGAGCCTGCGTGCTTGGATGGGTTCGGACATTCGGAACAACGAATTGCTGATGCGTATTGACATCCTTTACGGTATGGCCGCTCTCCGTCCGCAGTTTGCTTGCCGGATGATTGGCGCGGCTGGCGGCTAATCTAACCAACACGAAAGGATATACATCATGGCAACTCCTACCGATATCGAACAAATCGGCTTTAACGGCCCGACTGGTTCGTTGCAGTTCGGCGTCCACCGCCAAGTTATTCAAAGCGTTGGTGCCACCCGTACCCTGCTGGCGAAAGAGGCTGGTTCTCTGTGCCTGTTCGATCGCGCAGCCGGTAACGTCTACACCCTGCCTGCGCCTGTCGAGGGGATGACTTTTGAGTTCCGCACAACTGTTGCGGTGACTTCCAACGCATCCAAAATCATCACTAATGCAGGCACGGTGTTCCTCTTGGGTTCGCTCATGGGTGGTTCGCTGACCGTGGCAGATTCCGGCGACGTGTTCCAAGGTAACGGAACTACGCACGTTGCAATCTCCATGTCCGGCACCACGACTGGCGGCTTGATTGGCGGCTCTATCCGTCTGGTTGCAGTCAGCTCGACCGTCTGGTCGGTTGAAGGCAACTTTGTCGGCTCCGGCACCCTGGCTGATCCGTTCGCAACGTCCTAACCGTAGTAATCCCGCCCTCGAAAGGGGGCGGGACTTAGGGGCTATTTATGCCAGTAAGAATGAGTCATCCCGAACACGGCATTACTTACGCCGTTGGCTCGGAAGTGGATTGGAACAGAAAACACGGCTGGAAAGTTGAGCCAAAGGTTAAGGAATCGGTTGATGTAGTCAAGCCAACCGAAGTCACGCAAATCACACAAGCACGGCGCGGGCGACCGCCCAAGGGGTAAGCAATGCCGACAATCGTTACGCTAACCGGAACCGCCGTTGCAGCGTCTACGATTATCGACCGTGCAATGCGGCTGATTTCACAGATCAGCCCCGGCGTTACGCCGACCACAGACGAGTACACAACGGGCTTGGAAGCCCTGAACGTGATGCTCGATTCTTGGCGTAATGAAAAGTTGATGTGCTATGCCATGCAGGACGAGAATTTTACTCTTGTCGCAGGGCAACAGTCCTACACCGTAGGTTCCGGTGGTGACTTCAATACCAATCGTCCGGTAAGAATTGAGCAAGCCTACGTTGTGGACAACGCGGGCGTTTCCTACGATGTAACGATACTGACGCCGCAAGAGTACGCGGCTATCGGCCTCAAGACTTCTCAGGCTACCTATCCGACCTATCTTTACTACGCGCCCGACTTGCAAACCGGACACATTTGGGTCTATCCGGTTCCCTCTGCCGCCTACGCAATGCATTGCCTCACTTGGACGCCGATGCAGGCATTTGCGACCAAGGACGAAACGGCCTACTTCGCTCCCGGCTGGCGTCGTGCGCTGGCCTACAACCTTGCTATTGAACTGGCACCGGAGTACGAGAAAGACCCATCCCCGCTGGTGATGAAGATCGCCAACGAGTCTAAAGCATGGGTCAAGCGTGTCAACCATGTTCCGATCAAGATGTATACGGAACTTGGCGCTCTTATCAACCCGACGCATAGCAACATCTTGACCAACGCATGAGAGTCGCCGTAGCCGAAAACCTGCAAAGCCGCAATGGTTCCTTGAGCAAGGATGCCAAGGTAACTAACGGCTTGCTTGAGGCTAACGGCGATATGCCGCGACTGCGTAAGCGTCCAGGTTCGTCGGATTTTGGCTTAGTGAGAGTTGGTGTGGGCCAGATGCTTACAAACTGGAAAGGCATCAAGACCGTCATTGGTGATTACTACAGCGCGGGAGCAACCTATACCGGGGGCTATACCAACTCGACTACTTGGAACTCTGCCGACAAGACGGCAAACGTCACCCTGTCTGGCGCTGATTTGGTGGCGACGACGACAGCAGTAGGGTATTCCGGCGTTCGTAGCGTCTACGGCCACTCTAGCGGAGTTTGGTATTTTGAACTGACAGTTACGTCGGGCAACCAGGGGTACTTTGGTTTCTGTACCGCCACGCACGATTTCACTTTTGTCTCGCCTGTACAGGACGTAATTTACGCCGACATAGCGGCGTATGGTTCTGGCCGCATAGAAAACTATTTGGGTGGGCCTAACTACAACTTTCTTCCCACTGTTGTAAACACGGACATTGTTTCTTGTCTGTACGACGCCGATACGGGAGCGATTCAGTTTTTCAAGAACGGCGTAGCCTTTGGATCAACCACAGTAACGCCGGGTACGACGCTGCACGCTTACTACGGTATGCCATCAATCATTGGTTCTGTCACGGCAAACTTTGCTGGGGCTTTCGCTTACCCGCCTACCGCAAGTTCAACCGCCTTGGTGATAACCACGCCAAGCCTGCCGTTTCAGTCTGCTAACACTGGCGAAGCTGCCGCAACGCAGTACATCATGTTCAAAAACAATGAATATGCTTGGTACGCAAACTCAGCAAACTCGCTATTAAAAATAGGGTCAAACTATCCCGTTTACACGGTGGGAACCGTACCCGGTGTAATCTATCTCGATACTTACTTTATCGTGTTGGACACCACTGGCAAGCTGTATAACTCGGCGCGAGATGATCCGTCCACATGGGGCGCGTTGGACTACACAACAGCGAACAATGAACCCGGCAGGCCCGTTGCGCTTGCCAAGTCGCAGAACTACGCCATCGCGCTGAAAGAGTACAGCATTGAACCGTTTTACAACGCCGCTAATCCGGTGGGTTCCATCCTGTCGCCGGTCGATAACGGCTTCCTGAAAATCGGTTGTGCCTCTGCCGGTTCCGTGGCGACGAAAGACGAAAGCATTGTGTTCATGTCCCAATCCCGCCAGAAGGGTCGCGGGATTCAGTTGATGGTTGGACTGCAAGCGCAGGAAATATCAACGCCGGACGTAGAGCGGGTGATAAACGCCGATGACCTAGCAACGGTGCATTCTTACTGTATTCGTATCGATGGTCACGACCTGTATGTGCTGACGCTGGTGAGCAGCAACATCACGTTGGTCTATGACTTCACCTCGAAAGAGTGGACGCAATGGTCTAGCCTGACCATCAGCGCCAGCAAGTCGATTACCAGCATTGTCCGTTCCGGCTCAACGGTAACGGTCACGTTCGGTTCCGCTCACGGTATGAGTGACGGTGATCCGCTGAAGATTTCCGGCGCGACCCCGAGTGCTTACAACGGCATTTGGCAGACCTCGTATGTCTCGTCAACGGTAGTGACCTTTGAAATAACCGGAACACCGACCGCAACGGCAACCGGCACGCTGTTGGGCTACACCTACACGGAGTCATATTTCAAGTACACCAAGTATGTGAATTACTCCGGTGTTGACCTGTTCCTGCATGAGTCGGACGGGCATTTGTACTCGATGGATTCCGGCTTGTACCAAGACAACGACCTGCCTATCAACTACATCACCAGAACGTCACGGATGGACGGTGGCACTTCGGACAAAAAGACGATGGGGCGCATGACCTTTATTGGCAACATCGTTGACGATACCGCGATGGTGCGCTGGTCAGACGATGACTATGCAACGAACAGACCCTATCGACCTGTTGACCTGAACGAACCGAAAAGCATGGTCAGGCGTTGCGGGTCTTTTATAGATCGCAGCATAGAGTTTCGGCACATCGGCAACACCAACCCCATTCTGGACGCAATTGAAATAGAGGTACAAAGATGAACGACAACCTTAACCGCCTGAAACAGTACATGGAGTTTTTTAAAGCCAACGGCGGCACTCCATCTGCCTATGTCGGGCGCGGCGGCGGATCAATCGGCCCGTCAAACAGCGGGTGGGGCGATGCTCGGGGCGCGGTGGCCTATACGCCTGCCTTCGGGATGAATTGGGCAACGCAACAAATGGCGGCAGAAGATCAGCAAGCCAACCGTCGCCCGCCGCAAGACTTCTTTTCCGGTCAGAACGCCCTGCAAGGACTCATGGGACAACCGGAGTACGTCCAACCGCAAACCATCGGCGTGGGAAACCCCTATATGCCGCGTGCAATGGACTTGACTGGCGCTAACTACCTGAAACAAATCTTCGGCAGCACGCCCGGCCCTCGGGGCGGCACCACTAACGGGGTGAGGGGCTAAACATGGAAAAGCAATACGGAAACCTGCTCAAGCAGTACCTTTCTACGCCGGGAAGCTATGAAGGCTCGCCGGGGTTCAAGTTTGCCCTTGATAGCGGGCTGGAAAGCATCAACCGCAAACTTGCCGCAAATGGTCAGAGTGCAAGCGGAAACGCCTTGGCAGAACTGACGAAATACGGCACTGGTCTTGCCATGCAGGACTACGGCAGCACCATTGATCGGCTTGGTAAGTTGCAAGGGCAGGAACAGCAGTATGACGTTAACCAAGTGCAGAACAGCAACACCGCGCAGCGTAACGCGTGGGATTACGACTTGGGGCAGACGCAGAACGCGCTCAAGGGTCAGAACGACTGGTGGAATTACAACCTCGGCCAAACGCAGAACGCGAACACCGCTGCGAACAACCAGAACAACTTCAACCTTGGCGTGCAGCGCAACAACGTCGATTGGTTCAACGCCGGTACGAATCGCGGCAATGCTCAGTCTGGTGACTACTATCGCGGTCAGGACAGCGCCCGCCAGTGGGAACAGCTTTATCGCGGGGGCCGCTAATGATGATCTTTGGCAACCAATCCGGTCAAGACGTTAACGCCCTTCGGGAGTTGATGCGGCGCGGCTTGCTGAAAGAAAGCGACCTCGCCAATCTCGCGGTAAGTGAAAGCGAACCAGTACGCGCACCGAACGCCCTTGCTCAAATGATGAATACCCCGCTGATGAACGCAACCGCAGGGCAGGGCTTTCAGGGGTTGTCATCGGGTCAGGGTGTGGTGCAAGCAACGAACCCCGATGGTACGCAGGGCGCACCGATCCGCATTGACTCCGGCCCGCCTGTAGCACAGGGCGCTCCGCGTGATTGGTCAAGGGTCGAGGTGGACACCCCTAACGGACGGGGTTACTACGGCAAGGACGGAAAGATTTACACGCCGGACGGCGCGGTAACGACCATGCAGCCGGTAGGTACGCAGGCCCGCAGGAACGCAGAACAAGACCGCCTGATGAAAATTGCGGAAATGCAGGCGCGTACCGCACAGATCGAGTCGGCCACCCGCGAGAATGATGCTCAAGTCGCGGCAATGGGAACGAGGGGCAATGCCACACCAACCATGACAGAGGTTGTTGACCCGAAAGACCCGTCGCGTCTGTTGCGTGTTGATGCCAAGACCTATCGAGGCGGCTCGTTAGGTGAGGCTGGCGTGTTGGGCGCATCCGGCAAGGAACCAACGGCAGCAAAACGGGAAGAAACCGCCAACAATGGCCGCGATGGATTGGCGGCGGACTTGCAACTCATTCGGGACAACTACGCAAAGTTGGCCGAAGCGGGCGACATTCCAAGCACAGAGAAGGGCGGCTTGTCCAATCTATCTGCCCGCATACAGTCAAGTGGTGTGGGGCAGATGCTTGGTGGGGCTATGGGTACGCAATCGCAGGCGGCTCGGAATGAGATTCAGGCCGCTAAACGCCGACTGCTTTCCAGCATCAAGAACATCACTGGTGCAAGCGCACAGGAAATGAACTCCAACGTCGAATTGAAAACGTGGATGGATTCACTTGGCGATCCGCAGGGCATTTTGGAGTCTAACCTTGGTATTTTGGATGCAATTGAGAACAAATATATCAAGGCCAAGGATTACAAAAGCGCCAACTCTGGCAATGCGGCACCAGACACAAAGATGAAGTCGCAAGCCCTGTTTGAAGCGAAGAAGGCCATTGCCGCAGGCGTTTCACGTGAAGCGGTCATCAAGCGGCTGCGAGAAAACGGGATTACCGAGACGCCATAATGGGAATGTTTGACGACCTCATGCCCGCAAAATCGGGCGGTATGTTCGATGACCTGATGCCCAAAAAGCAGATGGACACGGAACTGACTTGGGCAGAGAAAAACATCGCTCCATTACTGCCCAAAGCCCTTGGTGATTTGGCTGGCGGAAACGTGCGCGGTTCTGCTGTGGGCCGGTTGGCAATGGGCGCGGCTGATCCTGGTGTCGCCGTGGCGCAGATCGCGGCGAACCTGACCGGCCAAGGTGACGCGGTAAACAAGGGTATTGTCGATACAGAAAAACAGTACCAGTCTGACCGCGCATCGGCTGGCAGTACGGGATTTGACCCGCTGAGGTTGGCTGGTGGTGTGGCGATGACTCTCCCGCTTGGCGGCGCTGGTGCGGCGGCGGCTAAGACGCTTCCCGGTGCGGCGGCGCTTGGTGCGGCGCAAGGTGCTGGATTCTCTGCCCTTCAACCGATCAACGAGGGCGGCGAAGGTTATTGGATGGACAAACTCAAACAAACGCTGACGGGTGCAGCCATTGGTGGCGCGGCTGCACCCGCGATGAGTATGTTATCTCGCGCAGTAAATCCCGCCGTAAATCCGAACGTCAAGGCGTTGCAGGATGTGGGTGTGCAACCGACCATAGGTCAAGCCGCTGGTGGGTGGCTGAACCGTCTTGAAGATAAGGCGCAGAGCGTTCCTATTCTTGGTGACGCCATTCGCACCGCTAGAGAACGCGGGGCCGGACAACTGGAAGCCGCAGCTTTCCAGCGTGCTGGTGATCCGGTAGGGGCGAAGATAACAGGGCGCGGGTTCGATGGCATCTTAGAGGCAAAAGACGCATTGAGCGCATCCTATGACAAGGTGATCCCCAAGCTGTCGGCTGATGTGCTTGATCCGGTTTTTGTCAACAAAATGGCGAACCTTCGCGGGCTTGTTTCCAACTTGCCGCAGCGTGAGCGCGACCGCTTTGACAGCGTGATTTCCCGCGAAATTGACGACCGACTTGCGCCTAATGGTCGCCTTTCCGGCCAAAACCTAAAAGACGCATGGAACGCCCTGCGCGACGAAGCGGCGAAGTTTTCCAAGAGCGATGACGCCTATCAGCAAGACCTTGGCCGCGCCTTCAAGCAAGCCTTTCAGGAATTGAAAGACCATGTTTCCGCGACCAACAACGCGGCAGACGTTCGCACCCTAAAAAACACCGATTTGGGCTATGCCAACTTCAAGATTCTGCAAAAGGCAGCAAGCGGAGTCAATTCGGTTGACGGAGCAATTACCCCTTCTGCATTGCAGAATGCAGTAAGGGCTAGTGATCGCTCGTTAGACAAGGGGCGCATGGCAGAGGGTCGGGCTTTGCTGCAAGACCTATCCAACGCTGGCAAGGATGTGCTGACCAACAAAGTCCCCAACTCAGGAACCTTTGACCGGCTAATGACGGGTTCTATTGCCGGTTTGGGGGTTGGGCTGGCAACAAGTCCCCTTACGATGGCATACACTCCTTTAGTACAGAACGCTTTGGTCGCCCTCATGACAAAGCGCCCTGACATGGCACCGAAGATTGCCAACTATCTCAAACAACTTTCCGGCCCGGTCACGGCGGGTGCGGTATTGGGGCAGCAATGAGCGACGATAAATTCTGGCGCATTGTCATTGGGACAATAATTTTTGGCCTGATTAGCGTGTTCTGGCCGCAAATCATGAGGTTCCTGCGGCGCATTGGCTACAAGGGTTGGAAGTAGTGTTCTCTCCCTCCGCCCCTCTCGCACCACCACCAAGAACAGGCAATGAGCCTGTAGATCGGTGGCTGGTCAAACTATACGAGAAGGTTCCGAACCTTGCGGGGATTGTGATCGAAACCGCCGCCACACGAACCGTAGCCCTGACTGATAACTACATCGTCTGCAATCGCGCCGGAACGGTAACTCTTACGTTACCCGACCCCAAGACCGCAGGGCCAAGGGTTATCAGCGTAAGGACATGGACGGCCAACACGGTTGTATCGGCATCCTCAAACGTGGTTGGGGCTACAGGTGGAGCCGCAGGAACGGCAATTCTGGCAGCAACGGCGGGACGGTGGGCTGACCTTGTGTCGGATGGAACTTCGTGGAATATCGTTAGGAATAACTGATGCAACTCTATCAAGACACAATTCAAGACCGCAACGGCAACGTAATAAGTTCTGCCGTGGTGACGATTACGGACTATCCCGGTGGATCGGCCTCAAATGTGTATGCCACAGATGCGGTAGGCACAAACATCAACCCGATTACCGCCGACTCTGACGGGCAGTACGAGTTCTATGCGGTTCCTGGTGCATACACGCTAACGGTAACAAAGTCAGGTGTTACTACCGAGTCTAAGGTGGTAACGCTAGGCGCGGCAGCTACAAGCTTCCTCCAATCCGGCACCGGAGCGGTATCTCGTTCTGTGCAGGCGAAAGAGCGGGATATTGTCTCTGCTGCTGACTTTGCCACGTTGCAGGCGGCGATAGATGCGGGGCATAAGTCTATCTTCTGTCCGGCTGGTTCGTATGCTCCGGTTGTGATTGAGGCGGACAACACGCATTTGTACGGCGTTGGCAATGGCTCAACCTATATCGTCACCACATCCCTGACGGGCCACGGCGTCAAGTTCTATCCAAACGACACCGCGACAACTTCGACATTCCTGAACAATTGCAGCATTTCGGATATGACGATTTACAGCGGCGCAGATAAGACCGCTGGTGCCGGTATCTACGCGCTGCAATGTTCTGGCCTTCGCGTCTCCAACGTGCAGATTCAGAACCATCCCGAGGGGCTGCTTGTTTCTGGCGGGCAACTTAACGTTTTCGACAAACTGACGGTTTACGCTTCGTCGGCCATTTTGACGGGTACGCCGGTTTCCAGCAGCCAAGCTATCCGGCTGACGAGTGCGCCGATTGATGGTGGTTTGTATCAGGAATGCTACACCTGCGAATTTACCAACACCATCACCGCCCTGTCCCGCTGTATCGATAAGGCGATTCGGATTGAATCGGCAGACGGGTTGCACTTTACCAACGGCTATATTTCCGGCGCGTACTCGGATGAGGTTTATGCGGCCTGCGTAACGGCCAACCGCTACATCGCTGGCGTTGTGTTCAACAGCATGTATCTGGACGGCGTGAGCATGACCACCGCACCGACCAACCGCAACGCGATCAACATTCCCTCATCTGCGCTGGGCACAATTTACGACATTACCTTTAATTCCTGCCTGATTGGAAACTACACCGGCAAAGGCTGTGTAGTGGGCGAGGGGATGCAAAAACTGGCGTTCACTGGTGGTACAAGATTTGTCAACATCGACAATTGGGCCGTTGACTTTGTGGGCGACAACACTACTAGCGAAGTCACAATCAATAGTTGCTCATTCCGCGACGTGGGCGAAGTGACGGTCAGTACGGGCGGCGTTCGTCTTAGCACCTTCGTCAGCGCAACCGTGTCCAACAACACATTTGCCAACATCGGCAATACGGGGGCATCGGCTATCACCCTGACCGGCACCAACGCGAACGTTTCCGTGTTGGGCAACACCTACACCGGCTGCACAACTAACGTTACGAACAGCGCGACCTTTACCGGCAAGGTTGAAGGCGTGACGGTTACTTTCACCCCAACGATTACGTTCACCACACCAGGGGACTTGAGCGTTACCTACTCAACACAGGTAGGCCGCTGGATTCGTGTCGGCAATATCGTTGATGTAACGATAGACATTACCACGTCGGGATTTACCCACACCACGGCATCAGGGAACCTGACCATTGGAACGGTGCCGACTTGCGTAACGGCATCCGGTGGCCGTTGGCCCGGTTCGCTCCAATGGAACGGCATCACAAAAGCCAATTACACGCAGTTCTGTCCTTATATGCTTTCTGGTGGGACAACGATGACCATTGCAGCCAGCGGATCGGGGCAGGCGCTAGATTTTGTTACGGCGGCAAATATGCCTACGGGCGGTTCGGTGATTCTGAATATGCAAAATCGCTACGAGGTAGCCGCATGATCCTCGACCGCATAAAGCAAGCCGGACAGTCCTACTTGGATGAGCCGCAATACCTAGTGATCCGCGCCAAGCCTATTGCCGTTGGGGTCTGTAAAGCGGTGAAGCACCCCGTACCGCAGGACATAAAGGAACTGACCCACTACGAAAGAATTAAGTTGAATTGGGTTAAGCCAAAACGTCCCTCAACAATACCATTGTCCGCAAATCCAACCAAATAACTAGACGCAAAAAAGTATCAAATGACCAAACTTTTTGAATGGCTAGAGGTTCGGCTCGACGAAGGCGGGTGGGTACGCCGCGCCTATCTCGTCGCCGCTACGGTGATGGTGTGGAAATTCATGCTGTGGGCGATGGGATTTGCTGAGACTTCGCCGCGCATTGGATCGGATGTGGCGATGATCCTGACCGCTATCGGGGTTCCCCTGGCGTCGGTTACTGGCTTTGCTTTCACCAACTACCTGAGTAGCCGCAAGTGATCACCCTAAACGACTACATCGGCAGTCACAAAGACATACCGACCAAAGAAGAAGCGGAACAAGCCGTGATCCTGCTGCAACGGGTGAACGCTTTACTGGTCGCCTGCGGCTTTAAAACTACCGTGGCTAGTGGATGGCGTCCCCGCGCTTACAACGAGGCGCAGCGGGCGTTGTGGCAAGCCACAGGTGGCAAAGAGGGCGCTAATACCGCCGTGAACAGCAAGCACATCACGATGCAGGCAATCGACCTGCTGGATAACTCGCACCAGCAAATCGCCAAGTACCTGAACGAGAACCGTCAGGTATTGGCAGAACACAAGTTGTGGATGGAACACCCCGCTAGTACGAAGGGGCGCTTTACCAACTGGACGCACCTCCAGAGTGTGCCGCCCAAATCAGGCTCACTCGTTTTCTACCCGTAAGGAGCAAATATGGACAAGCTGAAATCTGCCGCTGTTGCTGTGCAAACGTGGGTAATGGAACACAAGAAGTTTTCGGGTGCGGTTGCAATCCTGCTGGTGGGCGTACTTATCGGGCTGGCCCTGTGAACCGCCGCGTCCACGAGGCCATTCTGGCGGCTATCGCGCTGGGCGGCTTGTGCCTGATGGGATGGGCTTTGGTTGCCGCTGCTGCCAAGACTGAATTTGAAGTCAAGTGCGGAAAGCTAGACGGCAAGTCTATGTGCTTGATAGATGAGGCAACTCTGGACGCGCTGATCAACAGCAATCAGCGGGCGGTAGAAGCGGCGAAAAGATGCGCGATTCAACGCCAAGCCTAAAGCAACGCGGCTTTATCCCCGCTTTCCTGATCCCGTACATCGGTTACGCGCTGGCCGGATTGGCTGTGGTCGCTATCCTAAGTTTGGCCGTCCATAAGTATAACGAGTGGATCAGGGAGCCTTACAAGCAGCAGATTGTTTCGTGGGAAAAGACGATAGAGCGCAACAAACAAGAGGCTCAAGCCCTGCTGAAACAGCGGGAACAGGAAAACGCCGACCTAGCCGAGAAGTGGCGCAATTACGCGAGGGAATCTGATGAATCTTACCAAAACAAGATCGATCACTTACGCGCTTACCGCAATGCTGCTGGCGGGGTGCGCCTCAACGCCGGATGTGGGGCAAGTAGTAGCCCTGCCGGACAAGCCGCAACGGGAAGTACCGAAGCACCTGCAATCGCCTCCAGTGGGGCAGGAGTTGGCGATGCGCCTAGAGAATTTGCTTTTGACGAAAGCGCGGTAGCGACCGTTTTGGAGTGGTACGCATATGGACTGAGTTGTCATGCGTTCGTCAACGGGCGCTAGTTTAAGCCGCGTCATCGGCGTTAGTTTGCTGGGCCTCTTCGCCTGCGGTGGCTCATCAACGAGTCATAACGGCCCAGATGGTTCATTAACGATTCCCAATTCGGGAATGACGAATCCCAATTTGGGTATTGACTACCGCGACTACGCCCCGTTCCGCGAGTCTGTAACGCGACACTTTACGGGCGGCACCTACTCCACGGTTGTAACGGGAAACGTCATAGGTTTCAGGTGGGGCAAGACAGTAGAAGGTTTCCGCGTAGTTGGAAGCTGGATTTGCCTCGATTCGTTCCTAGACGATGGGCAGAAAGAACCCTACCGCATCCGAACGACCAAGGCCGAAATCAGTACCGTAGAAGGTACATGGGAAACCCTGATTCACCCCTGCGAAGGCCAGCCCTATTCGCTGGTCACATTCGACAAGCCCTACTCACTGAGGGTATGGGGCTACGTCGAGCACATTCCTTACTTTTGGCAGCATTCCCTTACTCCGGTTGCTCAAGTAAGGAATACCTGCTGGACGGGAGAGAACAACGTCAGGGACGCGCTGGAGCAGAAAGAAGTGTGGCACGACGCGGTAAGAGGATGGGAACCAACGCGGGGAACGGGAACGCTGAAAGACGGCGTACCGACCGGCGAGGGCATTACCTACACATGGTTTCAAACGATTGCAAAGGGCGCAGGCCCGTTGTGGACTTCAACGACTTACTGCCTGGTGAAGTGATGATGAGTAATTGGACGATCAAAAAAGAATTTTCCATCGGTGACTTGCTTGCGGTAGGGGCATCAGCCATTGCCATCCTTGGTGCGTGGTACTCAATTGACCGGCGATTGTCGGTTGTTGAGGATCGACTGATACAGCAAAAGACTATCGACGCCAAGCAGGATCAGGAACACGTCCAACTCCGCACGGAAACGCTGGAAACGCTGCGGGAAATGCGAACCGACATTCGGGCAATCAGGGACACGGTGCGAAAGTGACCGACCTATTCCGCCAACTCGTATCTATGGCACTGGCAATTATCGCCATGCCGTTTGCGCTGCTGGTGGACTTCCTGCTGTTCTTGTCCGATTGGGTTGGCGAAGAATGACAACCATCGCCTGCTCAGTCAAGCACAAGAGCATGGCGGCAGATATGCGCATAACGGGCGACGTTATGTATCACGCGGAAAAGGTCAAGCGGGTAGGTGGATCACTGTTCGGTGTAGCGGGGGATTGGGAGGTCTGCGCTCAGTTTATGGAATGGCTGGACACAGATCGTAAGGAAAGGCCCGCGCTGGTGGATGGCGCATTTGAGGCTGTGGAGTTGAACAAGCAGGGAATATTTCAGTACCTACGCAACTGCATACGCATCCCGATTACAGACAAGTTTTACGCCTGTGGATCAGGAGCGCAAGGCGCAATGGTAGCGATGGGGTTGGGACACGACCCGAAAGCCGCGATTGTCGCTGTAGCCCGGTATGACGAGTCTACCGGCCCGCCAATCAAATCCTATAACCTATGACAATCCCACCGGAAATAGAAACAAAGGTAAGAGAGTATCAAGAGAATCGCCCACCACAGCCAAGCGAGAGGGCAACGCCGCTGCAATTTGTGGAGGCGCTATACAGGCTGGGCAGCACCTATCAGGTGGCGCGAGAACTGGATATGTCGGCGGAAATGGCCTCTCTGCGGCGCTTGCGGCTAGAGGAAAAGTTACAGATTGAGTTGCCAAAAGGCAGGTGGGAAACGTGGCGGCAGACGCCGGGACAAAACCGGATCATTGATTACGGGTTTGAAAACGAAACCATTCTGGTTGGGTCAGACTTGCACAAGTGGCCGGGACTGGTTGGAACGGGGGAGCGGGCGTTTATAGCGATAAATCAAATGCTCAAGCCAAGCCATGTGTTTCTCAATGGCGACGGTATTGACGGCAAGAAGATTGCCCGCCATGCGCGGATAGGTTGGGAGGAACAACCGACCGTTGCAGAGGAAATAGAGGCGTTTCAGGACTTCAGCCACAAGCTGCAAAAGGAAAACCCGAACGGCAAATATGTGCGAACGCGGGGTAATCACGACGAGTTGTTTGATGCATATTTTTCAAACAAAGCGCCGGGAGTGGAGGGCGTCAAAGGCACCAAACTAGACGACCATTTCCCGATGTGGACGCAATGTGTGTCGATCAACATCAATCGCGGTCAACGCGGACACACCATCATCAAACACCGCTTCCGGCACGGCGGGATTCACGCCGACTGGCAAAACGTCCTCAAGTCTGGCGTAAACATCGTGTTCGGGCATCTGCACTGTCAGCGGGTCAGACCGTTTGATGACGCCAGGGGCAGGCGCTACGGCTGCGACGCGGGGATGCTGGCACCCGTACAAGGCCCACAATTTGCCTACTGTGAAGCGGACGTAAACGACTGGAGAAGCGGTTTTTTAGTCCTGACCTATGTAAACGGCGAACTGATGGAGCCGGAAAAGGTCACGGTAATTGACGAGGACAACGGGATTGTGTATTTCCGTGGGCAAAGGTGGCAGGTATGAGATACGACCTACCATTCACAGACCACATAGAGGACGTAGACTGGTGCCTCTGTACCGCAGAAGAACTAGCGATATGTTGGGCTAATTACGCAGAATCACCATCGTCTGAAAAGTGGGTAGTGATAGACAAACTCACGGAAAGGTTCCGCAAGAACTTCAAGCCGCCGCTGAGTGTGCAAATAGAAGGCGAGGATGGTTAGCTGTCCATGAAGCATGGACGTTCATGTTTTGTGTACGGGCGCATCATTCCCTCCCATACGCACGAATAGCCGCCATTAGCGCGGCTCGTCCGGCAAAATACATTCCTCGCCATCTTTCCAATCGACCAGTCGGTCAAGCGCGGTCATGCAGTTGTAATGCCTGATGCTGGCGCTGTTGCCGTCCGCGTAAGCCCTGGCGATGATTCTGCGGGCTTCCTTTATCAACTCCACCGGCACCACCACATAGCCATCGGGGATGGCGTAGAGGGCGTGGACAAATCGCCATCGCGGGTTATCTTCTTCCCATTGAATAGTATTCTGACCGGGATCGACAACAGTTGTCCGCCCGGTTTCGTCGTGCTGATACAGTAGCGCAACAGGTTCAAGTTTCATGCTGCTCCTTGTCAAAGGCTGCGAGGGCTTCCCGTAGCATGGCGGGAGATTCAACGCTCAAGCAGATCGCTACCGTTTCCCGCAACCGCTGCGCTGCTTCCAGCTTGGCGAGGATGGCGGGGAAGGCCGCAACCAGTTTTGTGCCAAAGTCAAGAATTAGGAAACCACTATCCGACCTTGCGTGAGCAAGCTGCGCGTGCTGCACCTTCAATTCTTCCAGATCAATCATTCTGTCTCCTTCGGTGGCAGGGGTAGGGGTTGCCAGTGGGTAGGCGCGCGTTCGACTTGCCAGTGCATATCCTCGAACCCGTTCCACTCATACCAGCCGCTCGGCCAGTAGGCGGTATCCTCGTCGCCGTCCTCAAATTCAACGTCGCCTTCATACTCGCCGTAGTTGTCTGTGCTGGCAAAGTATTGCGGCATCCACACGGCGCGTAGTCCGGTGAGTTGCCCTACGCAATGAATCCAGACGGGCCTTCCCGGTGTCGGCAACCGATCCTTTACGCTAATCCATTCCATTTCAGTCTCCTATGGGCGGGTTACAGCTTGCCCGCAATGTCATCTGCGGTCGGGTTGAAGTACGTCATCAGTTCTTTCAGGTTCCGGTGGCCGATCATCTTCGCCAGTTCCAGAATGTCCAACTTGCGTGATTGGGCAATGCGCGTGATTGCTAGGTGACGGCTATCGTGGAAGTGCAACCCCTCGATACCGGCCTTGGCGCAGGACTTCCGAAAGTGAATGTCTACCTGCTGCTCGGTCAGTCCGAACGGGCCATGTAAATCCCACAGCCGGATTGCTTCCGGTGACAGCGGTACTTGGCGGGCGTCCCCGTTCTTGGTTTCGGTCAGGTGCGCGACTCGGCCAATTACCGTATCCAGTCGGCAGATTTCACCCAGGCGCATCCCGGTTTCGATGGCGAACAGAAACGCGATGAATACCTTGGAAACGATGGTTTCGCCGTGGTCGCCCATCACCCAGCGCAAGGACTCTATTTCCTCGTTGCTGGGCAGGCGGTCGCGGGCTTTGCCTTTGGGCGGACGTTTGACGCCTTTCATGGGGTGCTTTTCCAGCATCCGCCATTCCTCGATCGCCGTGGTGAAAACCCCGGATAGCAGGTTCCATTCACGGTTGACGGACGCGCTAGAAACGCTTTTGAGCCTTCTGTCGCGCCATTGGGCGATATGGGGTTGGTCAAGGCTGGGGAGCCGGACAGCGGCCAGCGGATCGCGCCCGAGCAGGTTCAGGCGGTTGACTTCCCACTTCTCGCCACGCTTGGTCGGGCTGATGAATTGGGCGTACCGCTCGAGCAACTTGGAAACCGGAAGATCCGGCACCTTGTTGTAGTGACCGGCCATGATTTCGGCCTCGAGCGCACCGGCCCAAGCTGCTGCCTGTGCCTTAGTGGGGAACGACTTGGCGGTGCGGACTTGGCGCTTATCAACTTGCGCAATCCACATATCACCGCGCTTGCGAACGTAAGCCATTGTCGGGAATCCTGACGTGATTTTGTCGGGATAGTATGCCAACAAAAGCGGCCTTACGTCGGCCAATGCAGAGTGAAAGCTACTTGTCTGCATTGCTATTGGTGCCCGAAAGATAACCCGAAGTAGGACTTTTTTCTTTCTTTTTCTTCAATTCGTCCAGATACTTACCAATGTCATCCTCGAGTTGTCGTGTATCGCGTCGGGAATATGTCGGGATTCTTTGAATGTCTTGTGCTGACCAGCCGCGACGGATGCGCTTGTATATTGTGGACGGGTCGGCACCGACCGACTCGGCCAACTCAACCGCCAGGATGCTTTTACCGTCAACCTCTACGGTGACGTGATTGGTCTTGTTGCGGGCCTGCTCGGCTCGAGTGGCCCACCGGCAATTTTCTGGTGTGTAGTTCTTGTTTGGGTCTATCCGGTCGATAGTGTGGTCAGGCGATGGTCTCGGCCCCATGTCGGCCGCGAACGCATCAAAACTATCCCATTTGGCGCAGACGCTAATTCCCTTGCCGCCATAATACGGGTAATTGGTGTTGGCCGGATTATTGCAGCGGTTGCGCATTTTCTTCCAGCAGTTATAGGATGGATTATCTAGATTGCTCATGCGGCCCTCTTGTAGTTCCTGGCAAATTGGCGAACATCATCCGGTTCCCACAATGGGCGGGACTGACGGGCTTTCCCGGTTGGCAGGATGATTGGCGGCGGGAAGTCCGGCAGGCTCCGAATGTCGGTAAGGAACCTGTCCACGCTGCGACGAAAGAAGGTCGCGCAATCTTCGCTATTCCAAAGGGTGTCAGTCATCATCGAATCTCGAGATTAAGGGCTTTCGCAGCTTCGGGGATTTTGAGTACGTCTGTCATTTCCGCTCCTAGTCCGTACAGGCGCAGTCGATCAGGTCTGCGCCATCAAAACTAAATTCGGGTTGCTCCGCCATCTTCTGCATATCGGCATAACTTGGTTGGTCAATACGGAACCTGCTTCCAAATGTTTCCTCTGCCTTGGCCCACCAAATAGCCCTTTGCGGCTCTTGCTTCACTAGGCTGCGTTTCTTACCGTGCGATTTCAGGAAGCAAAGATCGCAGTTGCCGTGCCATGTATCACCATCCGGCGCTATTGGCAGATCAAGCCCCCAACCCTGCGAAGCCCACCACGCCAACACATCGCGCTTGCCAACGCCCGCATTAGCCAGCGGCAATACAACAACCTCATTTTTCGTTTCTGGCGAAGGATTGCCACGCATCTTGGAAACCCGTCGTGGTTCGTCGGCCCGGAGGCCAACGCATGAAGTCCACTCCGCCCAACCAATTGACCGAAGATAGCGATGTACCGTTCTTACCTTCAATTCAGAAGAACAAAAGCGCGTCATCGTGTTTGGAGTCATACCTCTGTCTTGCATAACCAACCAGAACGGTTCGCCCTCCCTGCTTGCGGAGTCAAAATCAACAACCCTGTGCAGCTTCTTGCCATCACTATCTTTGCCCGCATATTCAAGCCACGTTATCGGCGCGATTCGCTCAGAACACTTCTGCACAAACTCCAGCGTCTTTTCGTGTTCCTTGCCAGTGTTTGCGAAGATTGGGATTACATCGGCTGGCAACTTCCCGCCGTGAGCCTTAACCACCTTGGCGAATAGATAGCCGCTAGTTCTGCCACCGGAAACCATCAGAACGGCGGGGCCTTCGATTTTATATACGTCTGTCATGGTTACTTGTTGCGCCCAAAAATTATGTTCATTCGGCCATCGCTCTAGCTATCCGACTCGCCAGCGTTGCGGGTGGCCTCGTTTGAGCAGTTCGCAGCCATCAAATCTTTCCAGACTAGAAAGCGAACATGGCCAACGGCAACCCGCGCCCGAAAAAGCGCCAACCTCATTTCGTTGTCAACGGGAAACGTACTTTCCGCAAAGCCTATGGCGTTTTCTGCCCCCGCTATGGCGTCATACTGAGATTGGCTCATGATGGCCGCTCACACGCGGGCGCTACATCCATAACGGGAGTCGGCCCGCCAACTGTGTTGGCCGAATTAACCTCCAACCCGGCG